TGTTTAAAGTTCCAAATAACCTAAAAGTTGCCATTCATACATTGAATTAGGAATTGTTGTTTCGTAAAATGGAAACGATGCCGAAGTGAAAGACTTAGGAACAAATCAAGTTATAAATTTTTCAGTTGCCGTATCGGAAAAATACAAAGATGCGCAAGGCGAAAAAGTTGAGAAAACAATTTGGTTTGAATGTGCTAAATGGGGCAACTCAACAGCTATTGCGCAGTACATCAAAAAAGGCGATATGATTTATATCGAGGGCAAAGTAAATAACCGCGCTTGGGTAAACGATCAAGGCGAAGCGCAAATTGTAAACGGAATCAATGTTTTCGATATTCAATTACTCGGCACTAAGCCTGACGCCTGAAAAAGTAAAGCATTCAAACTACTATGCGAAACCTTCGATTTGGAACTTTAAACAACACAACAACCCAACACCTTCGGATTAAATTTCGGAGGTGTTTTTAATTAATACCTAAAACGAAAATTATGGACTATAAAGAAGAGGCTGAAAAGCTTCACGATAAATACTATAGAGTATTTGAAATGTTAGGTGTTGATGACATCCCTAACGAACAAGCTAAAAAATGTGCCTTAATAGATGTTGAAAACAGAATTGATTGTTTAAAAGATTTAATTATAGATGGTGAATTTTTTGGAACAGACGAGCTTTTTGTTAAGTATAAAATTGACTATTTAAATTATGTCAAATCCGAGTTGGAAAATCTATGATACAACCCAAACCTAAAAAGCAAAAAGAGATTTTCTGTAAACCTATTGGTAAAGCTTTTGGGTTTGAACCCGAAGAACCTTGCGCAAAGAAAATGACTGAGTTTGAAAAAAGGACTTACGGAATGTGTTCAGCTTGTCTTTGGGATTTCTACCATAACGACGAAAGAGGGAAAATACTTTATCAAAAATTGTTCTTACCTAAAGTAGCAGTTAAAATTAAAGTTAATCAGCGCATTGAAAAGAATAAAAGTAAGTTGTCTGAAAAGATAGTTAAAAACGAACTTAAAGAAAATACAACTAATCCAAAAACAACACTTCAAAAGCACGTCAACACTATTTGCAGATTAATCGATAAAGACTTACTCTGTTTGGCGCGAAATCAAAAAGGTAAAATGGATGCCGGACACGTATTTGCAAGAGGTGGTAATCAAACAATTCGCTATAACCTTCATAACATCCATCGTCAAAGCGCGCAAAGTAACCACTTTCAAAATGATGATGGTTTACTTCGTGAGGGAATCGTAAACGAATACGGAGCCGATTATATGGATTTTATCGCTTCTCTGCGAAGAACTCCCCAACTAACATACAAAGAGTGGGAATATAAAGAATTATCGCTTACAGCGTCTAAAATAGCTTTAAGACTTAAGAAATTGGATTTATGCTATTCGCTGAATGAAAGAATTGAATTGAGAAACAAAATAAACATCGAACTCGGAATTTATGAAAATGAATTCTGTGTTTTTAACCTTAACAAATAAAAAATTATGAACATATCAATCACAAAAGAAGAGTTTACTTCTTTGATAGATGCAATGGAACACGTTAGAGGTGATTTAGAATGTTGTATGGCAGACGAAAACGAAGAAGTTGTTATCGAAATGCAAAGAACTATGAGGTGTTTAAGTTCTATTCGTGATAAATATGAAAAATCGCAATTAAACCTTAGTGTAAGGAAAATTTTAAAACAACGAGGCTATTAACTATTTGTATAACCCTTCCATTAGAGGAGGAAAAAAATTTGAGTGATGAAAATTCCAACGATGAAAGCGCCTTGCATAGACTGTCCTTTTAGAAAAGATTCTTTGGAGGGTTGGTTGGGCGAAAAACGAATTTCTGAGATACTTAGTCAAGGTTCTTTTGTTTGCCATAAAACAACCAAAAACGATGTTAGGGGTTCTGAAAACAGAGACAGAAAACAATGCGCCGGATTTATGCTTTTGAAAGGAAGTGAAAGTGAATTTGTAAAACTCGCACAATCATTAAAAGTTGATTTACAATTAACCGGAAGAGAATTAGTTTTTGACCACAAACAAGACTGTATTAGCCACCATAAAAATAACTACGATGACAACTAAACAACACAACACCGAAATAACTCAAAAAGCTATTGAAAAAGTCATTTTGAATAATCAGCCGTTTTCCGAAATCTATTTTCAGTTTGCAAAAGAATGGGTTTCTAAGCGGTTTAAATCTTTCACAAGTGATGATATTCGGAAAGCATTTTTAGATGCGGGAAATGAACACCCACGACATCGTAATGCTTGGGGCGGTTGTATACATCGATTATCTGGAAAGAAGTTGATTTTTGATACTGAAAAAACTATTCCGAGCGAACGACCAGAAGCACACGGAAGGCTTTTAAGAATATGGTTAAGCCGTGAATATGTTCTTAAGCAACAATCTAACCGTAAAACAGAATCGTCTTTGGATTTATTTAAAGAAATAGCGTGATGAAAATAATTGAAATTTCCCAAAAGTACGATATAAGTATTTCAACTTTGATCCTACGTCTTAAAAAATACGGGATGAAAAAAGGCAGAAACGTAAGTTATTCTAATGAAGAAATATTACAGATAATTTACACGAGACACAGCCAGATTCAAAGAAAGAAAACAATACTATTTTTCAGCAAAGAAGCTTTAGATATAGTTCAGTGCTTTTTGTCAGAAAAAAATAACTCCATTCCGAATATTTCTAAAATTACCGGAGTTGAATATCAAAAAGTTCAACGCGTTATTAGTTATTATTTGAAAGAAAAAGAATTGAATATCGAAAGCCGAATGAATAACACAACACTTGAAAAACTTTAAAGATGAAGAAAAATAAAATTGTTGCAATTGCTTGCCACGGAATCGGTCATTTGATGTGCGCCGATAAATTTGTAGTTAAAGGCTTGACTGTTATACCTAAAGATACTGAGATTGTAGAAGAAAAGAAACCTTTGTTTAAATCGTCTGACTTATTTGATTTCGGCAAAAAGTACAAATCTATACCAACTGAAAACAAAAGTAAGTTTATTGGGAAGCCGAATAAAAATTACAAAACACGATAGTTAACCAAACTTTAAAATAAACCCTAAACTAACCAAAATTATGTTTGCAATTAAAAATAAATTGATTATATTTGCTGTAGAAATTCGCCAGATTTCAATATTTAGCGGTGTATCACTACATCATTTATTACACAATGTCCATAAAGGCATAGTGTCCCTTACTTCACGTTTAACCGCGAAAGTTGAGTTCTGGCGAACTTCTGGGGAGCTATGCCCTCTTTTTTGCTATAGCATTTTACTAACGTTAAAATGTGAAATAATATGAAAAAAGAAGTATTTAATTCTAAAAGTAGAATAAACCTAAGACAGCCTTCAAAATTACTTAGCAATTCGATTGTAATGTATATCGAAGAAGACGAAACTCCTTTTATAATAGACAATGACGACTACGATTTAGTAAAAGATTATATTTGGATGACAACCTCAAAAGGAGGTTATATTAGGGGATATAAAAGAGGTATGTGTTACAAATATGTGTTTTTACATAGGTTGATAATGAACGTGTTGGATTCAAAAGATATTGTTATAGATCATATCAATAGAAATCCATTAGACAATAGAAAATCTAACTTAAGAAAATGCACTAAGTCTCAGAATAAAAAAAATAGAACTTCTTCTGGAAAATCAAAATATTTAGGCGTAAGCGTTATAAATACTAAGCAAGGTATTTTCTATACGGCTCAAATAAGTATCGATAAAAAACAGACTTATTTAGGCAGGTTTAAAAACGAAAAAGAAGCTGCGCTATGTTATGATAATGCAGCTATTATATACCACAAAGAATTTGCAAACCTAAATTTTAAAGTTGTAGAAAGAGGGGTGCGTAATGGCTAAAGATCCCGCTTTTTTATTCTACACGGGAGATTTTTCTACTGGAACTCAGTTTTTTACTGATGAACAACTTGGAAAATATCTGAGACTTTTAATGGCTCAGCACCAGCACGGACACCTTACTGAAAATCAAGTGTTATTCATATGTAAATCATATGATGATGCTATTTTTTCAAAGTTAGTTAAAGATTCTGAAGGATTGTTTTTTAATGAACGCCTCGAAATTGAAGTAAATAAGCGAAAAGCTTTTTCTGAAAGCAGGAGAAAAAACAAAGAAGGAAAAACTAAAGAACCAGAAATCATATCAAAATCATATGATAATCATATGGAAGATAGAAATAAAGATAAAATAGAAATTAAAACTAAAAAAGGAAAAGGGGGTTCGGGGGAAAAACCAAAAAAGAAACTTCATGATGAAACCTTACTGATCCCCGATGAATTTAAACCACTTTGGCAGGAATGGTTAAACTACCGAAAAGACAAAGGTAAAAAACCTTATGCAGGGATTAAGTGGGAACAGATAGCGGTAAATAAATTTATCGAACTATCAGGAAACAATATTGAAACCGCAAAGCTTATCGTACTTCAAACAATTCAAAACAATTGGGAAGGATTATTTCAACTTAAAACGCCTATACAAAATGGAACAACTACCAACGAATCAGGATTCAAAACAGTTAGTAATGAGTTCGCAGAACGACTTGCTAAGGGTTTACAGTCCCAACAATTGCCTTAAGCACGTTAGCAAGCTTAAAACAATTCAAAACGTTATTGAAGTTGAAACTCCGTCATTAACGCAAATACGCAAAAGTTATGGCGCGGAGTTTCAAAAAACTTTTGTTATGACTTGGATTCTGTATCTGAATGAGATTCTAACACTAAAACGACCGCTTGGTGAACCGCAAATTGAAATGGTGGCGGATTTGATTGTTTCAGAGTATTCGTTTCTTAAAATAGCTGATATAACTTTTATTTTCAAAAATGCTATCTCAGGTAAATACGGCGAATTTTATGAGAGCCTTACGATTCCTAAAATTATGGGATGGTTTGCAGATCACTTTGAACAACGTTGCGAAGTTGCTGAACATCTTTCGACGCAAAGCCATATTTCATTCAACGACAAATGGGATACTAAAGTTATTTCTGAAATGTTCAAAGATATTCCTGATGAACTACCAAAAGAAGAATCTGTAAAAATTGAATTGCCTGAAGTATTAAACAGCAGTTCGGGATATGTGGCTAAACTTGAAGTTTCTGTTAAAAACTTATCTGAAGAAGATTTACAAACGATGATTGACTATTGGGCAAAATACCCAAAGTATAAAATCTATCAGGATGTTTACAAAAAAGAACTTGAAAGCCGTAAAAAATGAAAACTTCAGAAAGCCAAAGAAGAGCATCAAAAAAATGGGATGATGCGAATAAGGAAAAAGTACTGCAGTATCAACGCAATTATTATCTACGAAATAAAGAACGGGTAAACGAAAGAAACAAAGCGAATTACCGCAAAAGAAAAAAGCCTGATGCAAAAGATATTCCCGTTCCGGCGAAAGTAAAAATTCCTAAAACGGTTTTGATCCAAACGCTTCGGGATAATCCAAAGCATTATTTATACAACAAAGAGGTTTTTAATTGGACTGAAAAGGATTTGTCCGAGTTTCAGAAATTGTTAACCGCTTAAATCTCTTTAGCATTATAGTAATTTAAAAATAGAAAAAATGAGCAGAAAATTTATTACACCAGAAGAAGCCATAAGTTTATTAAACGACGGCGAAGAAATTCACACTTTTAGAAATCCAAACGGAATGTTAATCGGATGTGATATTAGCAGAGAAAATATCGTTGAGCGTTTAAAATCTAATCCTGATAAAATTGAGTTAGGTGGAGATATGTGTAAAAGTATGAAACACGGAATTGTTTTAGAAGATGACGGATTTTTATTCATCGAAACAAATGAAGAAAAACTAAACGCATTTGATCCGATAGAACTAAAAACTAATTAAAAACAAGCCTTAGGGCGAAACTAAAAATTTGAAAAGATGAACAGAGAAATAAAATTTAGGCTTTGGAATCCCAAAAGAAAAGTAATGACAGCGGGGGTTCATTTAAACGTACTTTTATCAACAACAGATAATGAATTTGTAAATCAGTTTACTGAAAATAAAATGATTTGGATGCAATATAGTGGGTTAAAAGACAAAGACGGTAAAGAGATTTACGAAGGAGATATTTTGTCGTATAGAAACCCAGAAATTGGATATCAGACGCATACGGGAGATAATATCCCTAACGGTAGTTATACCGAACCTACTGGCGCAATTCTTTCAGAAAAAGAATATGAAGTTATATTCAAATGTGGCTCTTTTCAATTTTTGGATAATGATGGTCGTTCTATGCCTATGCAATATTTATTTGACGAGCAAACAGAAGAAGTTATTGAGTTAGACCACGAAACAATTTTAAAGCAAATTGACTTAAAAAGAAATAGAGATATTTTTGATGATGATTATTCCGATGCCCAAGAATATTTAGAATATTTGCTTCAAGAATTAGAAATGACACTTTCAACACTTATAGATTATTGCAAATTAAAGGTAATCGGCAACATCTACGAAAACCCCGAACTACTTTAACCCAACCCAATTATTAATTTAAAACTAAAACAAAAATGAAGATTTACGTAAGAGGAAGAGAAATTGAAACGAAAGAGATTGTTCAAATAACTGACGCAGGACGTAGAACACATGGATTTGTGATACATCTAACGGGCGAAAGAACAGTTAGCATTACACAGCCGGAAGTTTACGATATGACCAACGGAGACAAAGGCAGGATTAACGATAGTTACCGCGAATTAAGGGAAAAGGTCGTTACAGAGTGGGAAAAAGATAAAAATGATTTTACCGTTCTTAATTAATTTAAACTAATAACAATGAAAAATACACTTTACGAAAACCAATCAATTAAACTTGGATTACAAACAACCTAAAATAATAACTATGGAAATTGAAAGAATAAATCTACTCGTTCAACTAAGCGGAAAATCGCAAACCACACTTGCAAAACATCTTCAAATAACAAGAGGCTGTTTAAATAATTATCTTAAAGGACGTCGGGTTATGGATGAACTGATTAAGTCTTCTATATGTAAATATTTTGATGTGCCTGAAAAAATACTTACTCAGCACACGGTTTATATTGTTTTAAAAGGAAATAAACTAACAATAACTTAATTTTTATGAAACTATCAGGAAGAGCGAAAGAGGATTTAAACACTAACTTTCCCCTCTTTTCTGGGAAGTATCTCGAATAAAAATTGTATCTTGTAGTAACTAAAATAACTGAAAAATGAAATGTATTTGTAAAAATTGTGATGATTTCGATGCTGTAAATAATACTTGCACTATTCGGTATTTAATAGCGAAGGACAGAACTAAAAAACCAATGCCGAGGAAACCCGAACAAAAAGGATGTGAAGTTTTTATGGCTAAATCTTAACCATCCCCGCGAAATCAAAAATATTAACTTAAACCAAACAAAATGAAAACAAAAACACCATTAGCCTTAGCAATTGAAAAGTTTGAAGAAGCTACAATTGAATATCCAATCAGCATCAACAGAATGAAGCAAATCTTAACCGAACTACTCCCGAAGGAAAAAGAAGTAATTGAAAAAGCCGTTGACGATACTGTAAAATACATCACGGGTAAAGATAATAAGATTTACTCTGAAATTTATTTTAATACTAATTACACCCAATCAATTTAAACCCTAACCAAATGGAAACAAGCGATTTTGTAAACAGACATTTAGAGCAGATAGAAATTAAAAAACAAAAAGCCTTAAAATTATTTGAAGATAAAATGAAAGAACACAAAGACAAGGCAGAAGACCTACTTCTTAAATATTCAATACTAAACGAAGGGCATAATCATTTAGTTAAACAATGCGCTTTAATAGCAATTGATGAAATGATTGAGCAAAACGGCGAACTTTATCTTGCGGGTATAAATGAAAAATATTACCGAGAAAAGAACGCTTATTTATTTGGCGTAAAAACCGAAATAGAACTGTTGTAGTGTAAACTTAAAAAATAAAGAAATGGAATTAAAAAATACTGATTTAAGAATTGGGAATTTATTACAAGATAAAGTTTCTAAAACCACCCTAAAAGTTGTCGAACTAAACGAAAATGATATTGTAACTTATGTAATTGACAGGAGTAAATTTCCTTTAGAAAAAGGTTGGGCATTAGAACCTATTCCACTTTCAGAGAAATGGCTTGTCGATTTTGGTTTTGAGAAAATCAAAGATGATTTTTTTGATAACGAATCAAGACTTAGTATTTGGCGTGACTCTCAATCTTTTGATGGTTTCTTATGTGATTGGGCAGACACCACCATTAAACAAATAAAATATGTTCACGAATTGCAAAATTTAAATTTCTCATTATGTAATACCGAACTTCAACTATCATCTAAGGATGGTGAAAACAAATAAAAAATAAAATGACATCTTTTAAACAAATAATTACCGGAATTTCTTTATTTCTAATAGGCACTGTTATTATGTTCTTATTTGGTCAAATACCCGCATTACCTATATTTCTAATATCCATTTGTTTTATAATAAACGCTTGTATTAATACAGAAAACTAAACATTATGACAAATACATTTTTAAAGAACCCGATACAGATTGAAGCGGTTCAGTTCACAGATAAAAATAAAGATCAGGTTTTAAAATGGGCGCAATCAATACAGATGAATATACAGCATAGTTTGGATGAATATAAAAATCCAATTATGTTAATACCGACACTTGAAGGAGAAATGATTTGCGCTATTGGTGATTATGTAATTGTTGAACCGTTCCCAACAGATTGGAGGAAACTATATCCCTGTAAGGAATCAATATTTATACAAACTTATTCGCCTTTAGTCAAGCCAATAAAAACCGATAAATAAAGAGATCAAAATTAATTAACTAAATTTGAAATTATGAAAGTAATTATAAAAAATAAAGGCGGAAATGTCAGCTTTACAATTGGAGTTCAAACATTCACATTAAGACACGTTGATGAAGATACTGCCGAAGAAACTGAAAGAATCGCAACATTTTATAAAGAAATGCTCAAAACTGCTTTTGATAATTTAGGAGTAGAATCAGAGATTATCTAAACCAACGGCAATCCTTTAAACTTCCTATACCCAAAATAGAAAATTCCAGCAACTGCGATTAAAATTAAAATCCACCAAGGGAAACCGCTTTTTCTAACTGAATCTTTAGTTTTAATATTCGTTTGCTTTTCGCTTTGCTTCTTTTCGTTCGTTTTAACGGCTTTTTGGGTCGCTGTTTCGATTGTTTCCTTAATCTCGGCCACTGTATTGGATTTAGTTTTTTTGTGCTTTAAAACGGCGTTTCTGTACTTCTTTCCATTTACCAACATATCCTGACTTCTGTCAATTGGAATTATTACAAATTCATCGGTGCTTGAACTATCAATTATTTTAATGTTTGAATCAGTCTTTACTACCGTTTTTGAACTGTCAAATGTTACCGTTTCAGATTTGGTTGTTTCGACAATTTTGGTTTCGTACTTCTGAACTTTTCTACTACTGCTACACCCGAAGCATAGCCAAATAATAAATACCGAAAAAATAAACCTTGCGAATAGATTGAAGTTTTCCTGTGTTTTGTTTTGTATTTCCATTGTTTTGTTGTATATTTATAATGTGAATGTAGTCCTGCGGGTAAGGCTCATTGGGAAAACCAATGGCAGTTGGTTCGAGCCCAGTCTTTCACTAACCCTCTTTAATCGGAGGGTTTTTTATTTAACTCCTGCGAAAAGCATAAATTTGAAATAATCAGTAAAAGGAATTGTTTTTTCATTTTGTTTTATTATATTTGTCATGGCTATAGGCATAATCATTCAAGCGATAACTTTAAAACAGTGAAGTGGCAACCCCACAGAGTCGAGCGAAAGCAGTACTTCTCGTCGCAAAAACATTCTAAACCGCTTCTTAATTGAGGCGGTTTTTTTATTACACCAAATCATCGTCGCCCCAACTAAAATCTTCTCTCATAACTTTATCTTTTAAATATTGCATTTTACCACAGATGTAAAGAGTACCTAAAACGGTTTAACAAAAAGAACTCCTTTATTTTGTCGGCGTCTTACCATAACCTTACCTCCGTTGCTGTCGTTTCCGATAGCAGTATTCCCTTCGATAGTTTCAAAGATTACACCTTCCTCGATCCATTTTACAAATAGTCCCGTGTGGTCGTATCTGTTATCTCCATTCCAATCAAAAAAAACAATATCTCCAGGCTCGGGAAACGCAGTTGTTTTTTTATTATCTAAAAAGTATTTCGTGGCTGTTTGACAACCCGCAAAGCCGTGAAAAGAAAAACCAATCTTTGGCAATGGAAATCCTGCTTCTTCATAACACTTGCTAACGAACAACCCGCACCAAGCCACGCCGTCAAATTTTGCCCACTTTCCGAAAATAGTTTTGTTTGAATTTTTAGGGTTTTCCGTAACTCCTATGTACTTACTTGCAATCTCAATTATTTTACTCATTTTCTAAATTTTTTCTCTATTAATAAAAGCGATAAAATACCACATCCAATAGTTAATGTTACCTTGTAAAGCATTATGTACATCATTGGCTTTATCAGTTTGGTATGCGCTGACAATTGAAGCCCTACGATTAAAACAAATATGCTAAAAGCGATGATATTAATTTCATCGTATTTGTATAATGTTTTTTTGATGAATGCATCAAATACAGCAAGCGAAACTATAGCGGTGTCTATGTAGTCTAAAATAAAATAATTTGACCTATAGAAATCAGTTTCATAAATAGCTATCTGAATGCAGTATTGAATAAATACTATAAGGAAAATATTTAACCTTATTGACCGCCACCACCTTTTGGAGGAATCGGACATCCAATTTCTAAAGTTGGCAATCCTACTGCTTTTAGCATTTCGTAACATTCGTTTACTACCTTTTGTTGTTCTTCTGTTAACTGTATCATTTTAAAATCCGTTTAATTTTTTAATTATAAATATGAAAAACCCGACGACCGCCGTTGCCATTATTCCTAAAGCCCATTTTCCCTGACTAACGTAAACATCGTATTCATTATGCTTTTTTTCCATAATCCGCACCCGCTTATCGATGTCATTTAAAATATAAACCATACCTTTTTTTTCGTTGAACTCAGTACCGAGTAAAGCGGTTTGAATGTTTAAAAGCATAATTGATTGGTCTTCGCTCGTCTTTTCCTGCTTTGTTAAATGGCGTGTCAATTTCTCAATGTCTCCCTTCATTGAGGCTATGTCGTTTTGCTCTTTTGTCATTTTATCGGCTTATATTTACAATTCATTATTTGGCGGTGTAGTACCGTTTATTTTCTTACCAGCTTCATTGATTCCGAACAGTAGGCATATTACACCACCATCGGCAACAAGAACTCCAACAAGGTTATTGGCATCAACGAATTTATGCGCATAGCAGTAAGCCAAAGACATAGCGAAAGCAGTCAGTTTTTTTGCTGAAAACCCGTTCACTTCATTGTCGAAACTTCCTAATATGCGCTGTATTAAATTCATCTATGTTATCGCGTTTAATCCGTTAATCAATCCGTCACGTGTGATTTTGGCGTTATTAAGACAATCTTCTTTATTGTAGAAGTCTTCAGTCGAAGCATCAATAGTTTTGCCGTTCTGCCCTATTAAAACCCATCTGTGCATAGTTCTTATTCCGTAGATTGTCAAGCGTTTCTTTTCTGTGAAATGAAGTCCTTTTTTTAGCTTTGCCATAATTATCTTTTTTTAAGTCTGTAAACTCTAATAACCTCTATCAATAGGATTATTGCCGAAACACTCATAGTGCTAATTAAAACCCACAATTTCGGGTAGTATAGCGATAGGAAACCGCCACTCAAACAACCGAAAACAACGAGCATTGCGTCTAGGTGTGAAATCTTAGGCAGATAGGTTTCGGTTTGAAATAACCATTGCATAAAATACTCCCAAACATAACCGATAATTAAACCAAAACCGATTGAAGAAACTATAGTCATTGTAACCGGATTAGCGAAATACCTTGATTCATTAATAAAACCAAAGAAGTACATAAAGCTAAGCCCAATCTGATAATGATAGCCGTTTCTTATTCTGTCAATTGTTGGCGTACTCACGGCTTAATTTTTCTGATTATATTATTCCCGTAATCCATAACAATAGTCTCTCCCAAAGGATTAATGCAAATACCTTTAGGCTCGACAAACGTTGCCCCGAATGATAGTGTGGCAAGTCCATCTTTAAAGATAGTCCTACCGTTTCCTGCAAGCCTTGTAGCTACACCCGAAGTGCTGTACTTGAAAATCATATTGTTTCCGCTGTCTGCTATCTGTAAGCCGTTTTTAAAAGCCAGTCCCGAAGGTCTTGAAAGCGTAAACCCATCGGCAGTAAACGAAACTGTAGTAACAGAATTTGCGTTTAAATCCAACTTTCTAAGGTTTGAATTGTCAGTATCGGAAACGTAGATTATATTATTAGCTTCATCTAAAGCGATAAATTCAAGGTTTCTGTATTTGGATAAAGTCAGATTTCCGTTTACATTACCCGCAGTTGAACCCGAAATAACCGTTACAACTCCTAAAGGCGTAACTTTCTTAACGGTAGTACCATCCACCACATAAACATTCTCATTTGAATCAACACAAACCGCGTTAGGAGAATTAAATCCAACGGCAAGTGTAGTGACATTGTTTCCCGAAATTTTACGGATTGCTTTGTTTCCAAAATCGGCAACATAGATATTACCAGAAGCTGAACACGCAATCCCCATAATAGAACTGAATCTTGCATTTAAAAGCGTACCGTTTACAAGTCCGTAACCGTTATAGTGTGGATAAGGCGTTTCAGTATAAGAATCACTTCCCGCATACAATGAAACATAACCAGCAGGCGTAACCTTACGGATAAAATTTGACTGCTTTTCAATCACATAAATACTTCCGTCGGGTCCAGAAGCATTTGCCCAGGGAAAATTAAAAGTTGCACCTTGTGGATTGTCGCTGTTGTGGTACTGATGGTTACTTAAATAGTAAGCCGATGGTTTTGTAACCCCCGTAAAGGTCGAAACCCTTGTCTGCGCAAAAACTGATAAGCTGAATAACAGCGTTACAGTAATAAAGATTTTTTTTGTCATAACGTTATTTTTTAATTGTTAAACATTGCAGTAGGTTAAATCTTTGGGGGATTAATGCTATGGTATTTTAATTAAAATTGTAAACGGCGTATTTTTAAATATGTTTCCCGTTGGCGTTCCGTCGATGGTCGAAGTAAATGTTACTTTGTTTGGAGCAAATGAAACAGCATCAATAACGCAATCCTCGTTTGCGCTTCCGTAAATCGGCTTGCAACTCGGAATTACTTTTCCGTGCTTGAAATAACCATCAGTTGAAATATCTGCAACCCCTAAGGAGTTTTGTTCAAAAGTTGCATTCGCTTCATTGGTTAAAAAATCGCAAGTAATTACGCCTAAATCTTCATTCAATACTCCGATAATTGTTAAATAGCCTTTCATTTGTTTTTATGGATTAATTATTATTTCTAAATAGGTTCTTGAAAACTCTACTATTGAGTCAGTTGTGTTATCAATATTTGTAAAAGCCATTGAGTTTGGAGCGCCACTTTCGGTATCAATTATAAACCGAGTATCAAACCCTCCTTGATTTACTAACATAGCAGTAGATTGTAGGTCAGTAAACATTCCCGAAGCGGAAACAGCGTTTACAACTCCTAAAGAATTAAATGATAGTGTTATATCTCCATCTGTGTCGTCTTGAATTGTACTTAATATAGATATGGTGCTATCGAAATTTTCTATAAATATCACTCTGTATCTTTTTTCTCCCGAATCCAAAGCAAAATCATAATCTCCTGTTGGCTTATTATTCGGTGGTCTGAAAGTGGAAATATCCCCGCTACCCTCTGTTTTAAATGGTACGTTTATTTGATTTGTCCCAAATGGATTGCTTGTAATTAATTGAATTTCTGAACCGTCCCCGATTGAAATAGTGGAAGAGTTATCTCCGTCAATAGTAGATATAGTAATATTTGCTTCGGTAACATCAATAACCCTTACATCTCCAGTAACATTATTGACAATACTTAATTCATATGCTCCTGACAAGAAAATACTATTGATATAGGTATAATCCCCAACTGTTTCTGTAAACGTTCTGCCGTTGGTTACAACTTGCTGTAAATTTAAAGTAGCTAAAACGGTTATAGGAATTTCAATAGCAACCTCCCAATGGTCACTTAATGACATTACAGCGTTCAACTGCCCCGTACAAATTACATCTGCATAACCGTTGATATTTAAATAAGTTCCTGCGCCACATAAAAAGAAAGACGGGTTTTCGGGAACGTCTGGAAGTTGTTGTCCGTCTGTAACCGATATAGGTAAAAATCCAATACCACCCAATACACCTACTGCAGTAGCGACTAAATCGACAAACTCGGAAACTGTGGCTTGTTTTAAATCTGTAACGCCTGGTGTTTCAGTAGCGACCGCGTGAGCAATTATACTCGCTAATGTTAAAGCGTCTGCGGGTAGCTGATCGGTTCTTACTGTACTTATATCTTCCGGATTAATTGCCATAACTTATAATTTCATTATTCTTAAACAAACCCTATATGGTTGCATATTATTTATTGGACTAACACTTGCGCTTCCTGCTGAATCAGAATAGATTTTTGTTGCAGGAGTTCCAGAACCCGAAGCAACAACATAAGTGTAAGGAGTTCCGCCACCTCCCGCATTTGAAACGGGTAAAGTTGTGTCTATTGTCGGAATATTGCCTTTAGCTAACGTAACCTGCTTACTACCACCAATTGCGTTAATAACGTTATAGTTAGTGCCGTAAGCAACGTTTACAAGACCGTCATCGTTTGGCGTTCCATTCTGACCGTTTACTATTGCCCATCCGGTCATTATAGAAATACCTAAACCCGTTGCATCAAAATTTGTATCGATGTATGATTGGTCAACATAAAGCTCTTTTTTTTCAAATTGAAACGCATTAGAATTGATATTTATAAAATCTATCAAGTCCTGCCCGGTTATATAAAATAAATCAGTCCCGTTTGCTACCGCAATCAATGAATTTTCATCAATTGCACCCGGCGGAAGTTGGTCGTACCTTATCGTCGTTATTAAATTAGGATCTATCATACATCACTTGTTCTAATTATTAAATCGGCATCAACACTCGTTGTTAATACTACATTAGGGTCTCCATCGTTTAAAACAAATTCGCCTACTTTTCGTGTTTTTGGTTCGCCATATCCAACCATTACCCCGCTGAAGGTTAAAAAATCTTCTACCGCCGAAGCCTCCGACAATTCAGATATATAGCATTTTCCATAATCTACAACTGGAAATAATAAGCCTTGTATTTTCCAATCCAAAAGGATTTTGTTTCTTTTAAGAATCTTTAATTTGTCATAACTCGCAACCCCGAAATTACCCGGGGCAACCGTTGTATTAATCTGCAAGCCGTCAAAACTTAATGTATATCCCTGCATTGCAGGTCTTGAAGTACTCCAACCGTTATTATCGCGGGTTGTTGTAGGCATCATTTCGGCATTCTCAGATATGGAGTTATTTGTCAGACAGCCGATAGGAAGCCAAGCCCCTAGCTGCTTAATATATAAAACCCTATCGCTTCCATCGTAGTAATTCATATTCCAAAGATATAAAAATAAGTCTTATTTAGATTCATTCTAAATAATAAATTATCCTTTTATTGTGGGTTTTATTGTAGACTTGCCGTAATCGTTTGAAATTACGTACTGAATATCTGAAAGCTCCGTGTTGTAGAACTGCATCATTTTAGCATAAACCTTGTTCGCCTTAACGTCATATTCATAGTCGATAAACATAAAAAGACCTACTATGTTGTCAATTGTTATAACTGACATATAAGGCATATAACCGAAAATATTGCCCGTAAATAATTTAACGGGGTTTGATTGAATACGCAAATCATCCATTGCGCTGATACCTAATAGCGGGAGTTCTTCCGGTTTGTTTTTTCTTGCCCATAGAGTTGTTGGCGTAATCAAATCATCTTTGTAAATAGAGCCGATTAATATCTCACCACCATCGCCGTTAAATACTTTTTGGTTTTCCTTTGTAATAGAGCTTGGAGGCTGAAATCTGGTAACTGTATGGAATTCTCCGATAATACCACTTTTCTGTATTTCATTATCAAGTATCTGAAGGTAATTTACTTTGGCAATTCCAATAGGGGATGTAACCGAACCGGGTACAAATATCTGCGGTACAAATACTGTAATTGTAATATCGCAGTCATTCGGAACTGGAGCCATCAAAAATTCAAAACTAACCGTAAATTCTTGTCGGTTAAAAGTACCGCATCTAACCGGAACATAAGACGCGCTACTCATAGTCCATTGGTTGTTTCCATTTCTGCCTTCCAGGTAATATCCGTCATCTGTTTTTATCTGAAACCCGAATAAGGTTAGAAAGTTTTGCGATGCTACTTTTGCTCTAAAAGTTAAAACCTGATCTGCAACAACCGTAATAGGGGATGAAGTCAAAACCTCTAAAGTTGGTTCGAGTAAAGTCGTATCATTAGCGGTACTCATTTGCAATCCTGACCCCGAAATGTGGTCATTGATTATCTCGACTAAAGGATCAAGGCTTGGATTAGTTGTCCAATCGGTAAAATTAACATCTGCATCGTGGTCTAAGTTGGGATTTTTTATAAATCCTTCTAAAAAACCATATTCGTAATTTATCCTATATGCACTAATAGCGCCCTTAACGTCAATGTTTTGATTTGCATCGCAATGATGCGGGAAAAAGCCGTTTATCTGGCTTCCTAACTGTTGATTGAAATTATACAAGAATGTTGTATTGGTATCCTGATTTATGAATGTAGCCGAACCGTTAGCATCTAAATCATTAGGTCTGTAAATCCACCATTGCCCATCCTGCTGAGTGACAACCGCGGAAAACAAATTTAACATAGATGTTAAGACCTCGTTACAGTCCATTACAATAGTATCGTCTTTGTCTTTGATGAATCTATCCGAACTTAGGTAAATATCTTTTAAAATGTTAGTTCCTGAGTAGCCAATGTATTCAACTTCAGTACTCGTGTTTATCGTCAGGCTTAGTTTTGTTCTGTCCAAACAGCCTTTAATAATATCGTAAGCGGTCATTTTACCACTAAAAGGCAATCCGTTAGCCTGGACAAAAGACAAATCCTTTAACGCGCCTAAAGCGTCTGTACTTTCAATCGACACAATCCATTCATCATTTACATAGCTTTGCTGTGTTCCATCCGGTTTGATATAGGCTTCAACTATAATCTGTCCCGCCTTGATTAGTTCTGTCTTATAGGTGAATTCATCACTTAAAGTAAAATCTTCAAAAGTAAGGGATGGATTTGCTTCTAAGAATAGTTTAAGACCCGTTCCACGTATCGGAGTTAATATTTCCTCAACTGCTGATTTAGTAATATTGAAACTTCCGAATATTTCAGAGGCAGTCCCTAAATAGTTTTTTTTGTAGATGTTTAAAACGTAATCATCAAAAATAAGGTAGTAGATAAGATTTATCGTCGATGGTTCTACTTCTGCCGTTTCAATCTCGATATAAGTGTTAATCAAATCACTTACAACTACTGTTGCATCAGCTTGTATTAAAACCTCAATAGTATCTCCTGCAATGGAATAAATTATTAAATCATTTCCGTAGTAGGTCATCAGGAAATTAAGCGTTAGGCTGATTGTTTCCTCCAAAGTTAATCCTATTGCTAACTCCCAATCATTTGTCGGTGTTGCACCATTTGCAATAAAATCGATTTTACATTCGGTAGAACCATTTGAAAAATACAAAGGAAACGTACCGACATTTACTGAGAAGTTAAAGCCCGGTCCCGAAGTAACGGGTTGATCTAAAAATGATATTGTAGTTTTTTTTGCCATTATAAGCCTATTGTCCCTCCTAATCTTCTATTTGAAGCTAAAGTATTTTGTAAAACTCCGATAAGTTTAGTCCCGGCTATTTCAAAAACATAGGTTTGTTCGCCTCCACGAGAAGAAAAACCACCGCTTGTAAAACTGCTGTTGTTTGCGCCCGATCCAGTTGCGCCTGATGTTCCTCCACCTCCGCCAATACCACCTCCAATGGAAGCAGATTTAGAACTGAAGAACGAACCCAAAGCAACTAAAGCAACGCCGGCCGCAATAGCTACCGCAGGATTTAAAGATTCCAAACCTACTTTAATAGCAAGCAATCCAACACCTATTTGAATAGCCATTTTACCCATTTCAACTAAAAGGCTTCCCAAAGAGGCTAAAAGCGTTTGACCAACTGCTCCTAAAATATCGCCTCCCGTAGCTAAAGCCGTTCCTATAGCTGTTCCTA